TTGCATCAACATCATCTGCATTATCTAATAGGATCCAACTGAACACTGTGCCGCCACCGCCATTTGTTGATGAGTAACGATAGATCACAGGATAATTAGCTAGATCAGCATCACTTGTACTAATCCATAAATCTCCTGGTTGTAGTTGACTTAAACCATCATTTTGTGTTGTTGGTTCACTAGCTGAGAAAATTGGACCACTTGGATCTGTAGCTGATAAGTCATACCCACGTGCATCATTTGCTACATTGCGATACCCTTTCCATGCACTACCATCATTGATCATGATGTCAGCTACCAATGGATCACTATAGTACCATAGTCTACCATCGGTTGGGTCACTATAAGGTGCTGTGTCTGAATATGTATATGTTAATGTTGTAAATGGGCTGGCTAGGTATGTAACATTCGTTACTAGCTCTTGAACATGTGTCGCATCATTTAGACCAGCTGTGTCCATTGGTGTACCTACTAATTGTGTCCAACCAATAGTACCACCAGCTAGGTGGCTTACAAAAACTTGACCGTCTGAATTAATACCTGCTGTAATATTTGGTAGGTCGGCTGATAAAATAGCACTAACTAGGGTAGTTGCTATTTCTGTGTTACCGCTACCACCAAGTGTCACTGTTGCCGTGCTTAGTGTATCACTACCAGGAACGCTCACTGACATGGTAAAGCTATCGTTAGCACGATATGTTATTGCGGCACCACCTGCTACTGTACCTTTGATTGTTAATATACCTTGAACATTTTTAATATAAGATTTAAATGTTGCTGTGGTTGTACCTAATGTGTCATATTGAACATATAATGCACCTGCATCTAAACTTGCGCCACCACCCACTGGATCTAATCCGCGGATCGCAGCTGAATCGCTAGAATATAGTGGAGCACTTAATAGTGTAAAACTTTCTAATGCGGCACTGTATTCTTTAATTGCCCAGCTAGCACCGTTTCCTGTGGCTGTTGTTTTAAACCATACTGAACCATCTGGACGTGGAGTAATATCACTGGTTCTCCATGCTGGAGGATTAGTATAACCTGCAAATGCTATTGTTGGACCATTGTATGCGTATGTGTTACCACTATTAGTGATACTACCTGATGATTGTAATAAACCTAAATTAGCTGCACAGTCACCAAAAGCAATATTACCTAATGCCGTTCCTTTAGTAATTTGTAGTGTGCTGGGTGAACTAGTAGCTGTGTCAATAGTACCACGAACGTTACCAGCTGCGTTACTATAAACAATAGTAGTGCTGTTAACAAAAATTTCTACTTGTGTGCTTGCATTAACTCTGGCTGTAACACCACGAATACTTGCATTGTTAATGTTAGTAGCTGCTGTATTAGCTGTAGCGCCTGTCATAGTAACAATGTTACCATTGATAATCATTTTATCACCGTTAGTCACAGTTGGACTTGCAATATTGCCTGTGATTGCAGGAACTACAGATTTCCAACTATCACTACCAACTAGTTTCCAAGCATTGTCGTAACCTTTGTAGTAGATTGGATTACTTGAGCTTGTAGATACTACAGCATAGTCACCAATACTACCATAACTTGCAATAGGAACACCGGCTGATGTGTAGGTAGTTGATGTAATCACGTCTGGAGTTGTAAGTATAAACCCGTCTTCTTGTGTAAACTCGTAAAGACCGTAGTTAGTAGTACCAACGTCTAACCAATATGTTCCGTCTGAAGGAGTACCTGTTGGACGTGTGCCTGTTCCTTCTAATTGTGCTAGATCAATATTAGCACGTTGAACATACATTGTATTTGTTACGCCCAATGCTGAATAAGCTGCTAATAGGCCATATTCGTTACGTTCATCGCCGTTAATTGGATTATCATTTGCATCGACTGCAAAAGTTGGTGTACCAAAGTAGTTAACTAGGTCACGTTGACTAGTTACTGTAATAATTTTGCCAGCATTGGCAATTGTTGTTCCATTAGCAAGTGTATTGCCTGGAGTTTTTTTGTCTTGGGCTGTAGCAAGTAATACTAATGGCACACTACCAGCTTGGGTTGGTGCGTATTGACTTTGATCAATGATCGTTACTTGGACGCCTGGGGAAACTAATGATACCATAATATGAGATCCTCTAAATAGGTTGCTTTAAACTATTTATAATTATTTGGTTAAAATAGTCTATTAAGGTGCCCTTTGAAAGGTTCGCTTGTGTTAGTAAGCTAAATACTGGTATGGAATACCGAAAAATATGCGAAATTTGTGGTAAAAAACCCGTTGCTGTGAACTATAAAATGCATGGCAAGATTTATTATAGAACTCGCTGTGATTCCTGTATTCGTAAAAAGAAAAACTTACCTGCGGCTAAACCTCGTTGGCTATTAGAAGGCTACAAAAAGAAACCGCACTGCGAAAAGTGTGGGTTTAAAGCTAAGTTGAAAGAACAGTTATTTGTCTATTATATCGATGGTAATCTAAATAATAACAGTCAACTTAATCTAAAAACAGTCTGTGCTAACTGTCAGTATGAAGTTGCCCGAGAGGGTTTAGGATGGCGTCAAGGCGATCTTGTACCTGACTATTAATAATATTAGATTCAATCTGTTGATATAGTTCTTCGATAGTTCCGCTATTGTTTAATACAACATCAAACTTTTGCCCCACCCAAGCAGTTTCACTAGCGTGGACTCCCAATTTTTCTATTTTTTGTTTGCTTAGTGCCCATGACATATTACGACTAGGGCCCTTGTTCATGCTCTTAGCATCATTGAACCATACGGGCTCTGGGCCACGGATAGTGCGCACTACTTGTCCGCCTGCGCTACGGATAGCTTTGATTTCATTTGGAAAGCGACAGTCTGTGATAACGATATCATCTTTGCTAGAACGTAGGCGATTTTCCAAGCTGGCTACCCACATATCATCATGGAATCCTTTACGGATTACTTCAGTTCCCCAATACTGTAGCACCCAACGCGGTGTTATATCACAGCCTAGTCGTTTGCTCCACCATTCATCTCGGGTTTCTCGCCAGATTCTTGATTGATTAGTGCGCCCTTCTAGCAGTTCACGATCCCAACCAAATACTTGGCTTACAGCATCTTTTAAGCTGTTAGCAAAGCTCTCGCGTTTAAATCTATGGAAGTTAACCAGATAGTCTGCTACCGTATCTTTACCTGAGCCGATAAAGCCCACGATACCGATGATTTGACTCATTGAAATCCCCTTAGTTGATAATACTATTTTACGAGAAAACTACGTGCTTGTCTAGAGTTTTTAACCCATTATCCAAGTTAATGGCATACCACCATCGACAAAGTTTTTGATTTCATCATCAAGTTTGTCTAACAGTGCCTGTCCTTCTTGTTTGAGTGCTGTGCCATTTAAGCTGGTACCGCCTTGTGGCCCTGCGATTGATGCAAATTTTTCACGTGCTTGGCCTATGCTCATTGATGTCAGAGCGTAAGCATAGTCTTGGATCCACGGAAATACCTGTGGATCGTTTAGCAACATGATATCTGGTTTATAATTGTATAAGTGTAATAATACTGTTTCAGTTACAGCATTATCTGGTGAGCTTGGTGAACTTACATACGTTGATGCTAAAGACATGTCATTAACTACTGTAGATCCAAGAGATGCAGTATTTAAGAATGTAAATATTTGTTGCGTTGGGTCAACAGAGGTAATAATATACGTACCGTTGTATCCAGCAACTGGACAATTAGTAATAGCAATAGTGCTTCCTACAATAACACCATTCCAAGGACCTTGATTGGAAATTTGGAATGTAACTGTGCTACCTGGTACAGTTCCGCTTGCTGTTAAACTCCTTAATCTAAGTGTAGCTCCTGCACCTTGGAATGGCATTTTACGGACTAGAGTAATTTTTTTAGTAACTTTATTCCATGTAAAGTTCATAAACCCACCAAACATCTTCATAGCAAGTTTTTGGTAGTCTACGAATAATTCATAGTTAGTCAAGCCACCAACTCGTCCAGCTACTAACATATAGGTGTTTAAGTATCCACTTGCAAATGGCTCAAATTGGCTAGCTGTTGTTCCAGTGACACTACCAATACCTCGACGATAAATCGCTTTAACATCCATGACTGTATTAGGTAAAATATATTCTTGTGTTTCAGGATACAAGTCTAAGAACGCATAACTTTCTTCTACTGAGTTTGAACTCTTTTGGCGATAGCGGATAAGGGCTTGTTTAATACCCATGTCAAAGTGTTCTTTATCAGCTTCAACATCGATCATACCATAGCCTAAGCGTAGGCGGATATAATCAATGATATCATTTTGTAGGCTTGATACTTGTGTTAGTTGGGCGGCTAAATTAGCATCAAATGCTATATGCCCAGCACCTGTGCCTGTATAGGTATTATACAGGCTCTCAGTTTGCATACTGAGAGTTGCAGTTAAGTTGCCGGATGCTGAAACATTTGCTGGAAGTAAAGACATTTAAATTATCCTGTTATCTTGTATTTATTACCGACAACAGGATAAGTTTGGCTTTACGCTACCTTGAGGGGATTAGATTACTTTAAGCAGGATAGTATCAGCGTTAATACGTCCGTTGAGTGTAATTTCTGTGGTTTTGATATTATCTAAGAACTTGCGTAGTTCTACTTTATTGCTGGCAAGGAATGCTTTAACTTGCTCTTCAGGTTTGCGCAGGGTTTTTTGTGTGCTCTTAGTTTCACTAAAGCCTGTGATACTAGTGCCTTTAACTCCGAGTACGCCACCTTGGTCTTCTGCTACATAGCGACCTAGTTTACGATTTTTAACGTTGTAGACCCATAACTGTTCTGCCCCAACGATGTCTACCGGATTGATTGATACCAGTTTCATGCCAGAGTCTTGTTTAAGATATTTCAAGCTACGAACTAATTTTTCTTTAGCTGGCGGTTTACGTACTGCGGCTTTTTTAGT